CGCGTGGAATGGCTGGCGGTGAATGCGGTAACGACCGGAAAAAACATCATTGAGGGCGAAGGCATAGAACGCTATGAAATCGACTGGAAAATACCGGAAAACTGCATCATAGAGCAGGCCAAGGGTAAAAAATGGTCCGAGCAGGATAAAGACATGCACGACCCAATCTATGACATCGAGCTTTATGCTGATCAGGCTGGTTGCCCCGCAAACGTCATGATTATGGGCGCTGAGGTATGGCGCACATTACGCAGCTTTAAAAAATTCCGTGAGCTGTACGATCTTTCCCGTGGTTCAGAATCCGCCGCCGAACTGGCCTGTAAAAACCTGGGCGAAGTGGTGAGCTTTAAAGGCTATCTTGGTGATCTGGCCCTTATCGTCTATTCCGGCAAATACACTGACAGCGATGGTACCGAAAAATATTTCCTTGAGCCTGATTTGCTGGTCCTGGGTAACACCAACAATAAAGGGCTGGTGGCCTATGGTGCGATAATGGATCAGGAAGCGGTAAGAACGGGCGCAACACAAAACATGTTTTACCCGAAAAACTGGATTGAGGACGGCGATCCGGCGATTGAGTACGTGCAGACACACAGTGCACCGCAGCCGGTACCGGCAGATATTCGCAAATTTGTTACCGTCAAAATTGGTTAACGGGGGGATTCTATGGACACTCCATACATTGAGTTATTTGCAGGCAGTCAGCAGGTATCCACGACGTTGGTACATTTTGCCGCTGATGCTGGCGTTATTCAGGAATTTACCCCGCTGATGCTGGCAGACAATGGCGAGTTTAAGCCGTGGGATGGTCAGGAATCTGGCAAGGCTGTTTATCTGACCTCGTACCCTGTGGACACGTCAAAGCAGAAATCAGCACAGTGTTACAAGACGGGGATATTCAATATTGCCGCCGTTAACTGGCCTGAGAGCGTCGACACCGATGCGAAAAAATGCGCCGCCTTTGCGGGTTCCGGCGTATCCGTTCAGCCGCTGGCCCGATAAGCAGGGGGAACGATGGCAACGAATGAAAGCATCATGACGCTACCGCTGGCGAGTAAATTTAAAGTCGAAGCGCGGGCAATGGCTGACAGAGGTTTATCAACCTATGAGGCCGTATATCAACTAAACAAACTGGAAGAGCAGGACAAGCCGTGCGCTGATGCGATTATGGCGCTTCATGAGCATAAAGACTATCAGCCGCTGTTGCGTGCAATGGCAAACGTGCCTTGTATCGATGTTGGTACGGCTAAAAGCATCCTTAGCATGACCATAGAGCAGGAACGTCCGAAGGTTGCGCCGGAACTTACCGCAGCCTTTGAAAACTTTATGGACATGCACAGCCCGCAAGCCGTATCAGCTGGCATGGCATACGATGGCAGAAACCAGGGCGATGACGGCGACATCGATCGCATACTGAAAACCATCTGAGACAAGGCCGGAGAAATCCGGCTTTTTTACGGGTCCTTCCTGGAATTATGGCCCGTTACGGGGCGGCGACCTCGCGGATTTTCGCTATTTATGAGCCTTTTCAGGGTGGTGGTGGTGGTTTTGTTGTTTGATCTATCTTTATGAATGAAAAGGGAAAGATGCAAGCAATACACCAACCTGAAGCAGTAATTAAGTTGGTGTATTAATGAAATCTCATCTGATGAACAAAAAAAACATGGCGAAAAGCTGCCGTGTAAGTGCGACAGCGTTCGACAAGTGGGGAGTAACTCCCGTTGAGCGTAAAGGCCGTGAGGCGTTTTATGATGTTGCCAGCGTGATAGAAAATAGGGTTAACAATGCAATTAGCCAGCTTATAAACGACAAAGGCGAGATTGACGATGATGAACTTTTACGAGTCAGGATCAGATTACTGACAGCACAGGCAGAGGCGCAGGAACTTAAAAACGATCGCGATCGCGGTGACGTGATTGATACTGAGTTTTGCCTGTACGCGCTTTCAAAGCTGGCGAGTCAGATTTCATCAATCATGGACAGCCTCCCGCTTACTATGCAAAGGAGCTTCCCACAGATTACCCCCGCCATGCTGGACAGGCTTAAAAGGGAAGTGGTTAAAGCCTGTAATGCCAGTGCCAGAGTTGCCGACAACCTCCCACAGATACTGGCTGATTACTTGAAAGAAACAACCGGAAACGTACCGGAAAAGTTGCTACAGAAGAAAGGCGAGTAA